AACAGCTTATCTTCCAAGTGGTAATGTTGCTGCTAATGGTGAGGGTTATGTCTTCCACTCCGAGTGTTATGGTAGTGTCAAACTGGTCAATCGCACCGAGTTTGCTTACGCTAACTTCAACAACGGTTACGGCACATAATGCCTCACCTCCAAATGTCCCTTGTTATGTAACCACCAACTTTAATGATCAAACTGCGTCCCCACCAACAAGAAGCTGTTTACGCATTGAGACGCAATAGTATCGGTCAAATCATCGTCCCTACGGGTGGTGGTAAGACTTTGATCGCTATTATGGATGCGGTAAAGAGATTTGAAGTCAATGTTCCTCGTAACATTGTTGTTGTCGCTCCTCGTATTCTTCTGGCAGATCAACTCTGTTCGGAGTATATGGAGCACATCACTAATGCTAATGTCTTACATTGTCACAGTGGTGATACAAAATACTTCAGCACTACCAAGTCTGATCATATCAAACTGTTTGTGGATATGTGTAACCATGTCCGTGAACATACTATTATTTTCACCACATATCACTCGCTCCATCGTGTTCAGGAAGCTGGTATCGCTGTAGATACGATCTACTTTGACGAGGCACATAATAGTGTTCAACGTAACTTCTATCCACCGACAGAGTATTTTAGTAAGCATGCAGATCGCTGTTACTTTTTTACTGCTACTCGTAAGACTAGCGTCACTGTCAGTAAACCTGGTATGAACTGGGCTGATTGCACGTGTGTCTGCACCTGAACTGGTTCAGAACGGTTACATTCTTCCGCCTAAGGTTAAGGTGATTGATATGGCCAAGGTCGATAAAAAGTCCTTGACTCCATATGTTGAGAGCAACAAGATTCTTGAGACTATTGATCAGATCAGGATTAAAAAGATCCTTGTATGTGTCAAGACTACGCGTCAGTTGATGAACGTGTTCAGGACAGACTTCGCTGATCAGTTGACTATGCGTGGCTACTCTTATCTGTATATCACTGCCAAAACTGGTGCTGTCATTGATGGTAAGAAAGTATCGCGTGAAGAGTTCTTCGACACACTAAATGCATGGGGTAAAGATCCTGCTAAACAGTTCGTTGTTCTTCATCG